GACCGGAGCATTACCGCTTTTACAATAACAGTAACCGATGATTTAAATAGATTCATAAATTTTAATGGCGTGGATTGGCTCATGACAATACAGATAGATATTGATTATTTAGAGCAACCAAGGACATCCAATTTTAGTTCTATAATGATGGCTCAACGACCTCCCTTTTAAACTTTAGGAAAAACTTTGAATAACTTTGAAAAATAAAAATAATATATTTTTATATTTTATATAATGGCATCCATGGCATTTCCTTCTTCTGCTTTAGGCTTACCTGCTTCCCTCAAGTATGACCTTCCTCCTTCCATGAGCGATACTGCTCGTTCCTACTCGGTAAATGTGAGTCCTGATGGCATCACAACTTTAACCGGCCCAGCCTTTCCTGCTGCCCCCTTTGTTGCAAATAGCACCGGTGCTTTTGGTTCTTTCACTTCCCAGAATGTTTCCTTTACTATTCCGTCTGGAATGGGTGACTCGGTTTTCCTTGACCCTACTTCTACTACCCTATCTTTTACCATGTCATACACAGTTACCTCTGGAACGACGACTGGTTCTGCTGCAGCCCAGTTGAATCTTATCGGTTCAGGTGCCTCTTGGTTTGACCAGTTGGTTTTATATTCTAATAATGTTCCTATTGAAACGATTGGACAATATGGTTTGTTGCAAAATTTCTTGTTACAGAATACAGTAAATCAAAGTGAGAGAGCCGGTGGCATATCGGTTAGTATGGGTGCTGATTCAAATTCGGCAAACGGAATTAATCTTGCTTGGACCGGCACAGCGGTTACTTATCGTTATTCATTCTGCATTCCTTTGCTCTCGGTAATTGGTGTTAATAGTGATAAACTTTTCCCTATTGGTTCGGTTAATAATCTCCAGTTACAGATGACAACCGCAAATTTATATCCTCTTGTTAGTTATTGCACGGCAGTCCAGACTGCTGCTTCCGTAATTGGAGGTGTGACTTTGGATTCATTTCTCCTCAACATGAAATATATTGATGTAGGAGATTTGGCCGCACAGCAACTTCGTCAAACTCTCCAAGACGGCAAATGGTATATGAAGAGCACGACCTACACCAACTCTGCCGTTGGTATTCCCAATTCATCAATCGGCTCGGTTCAAGCCCTTCTGCAAATTCGTAATAGTTCGGTAAAAAGTGTCATGCATCAGTTTGGTATTGCTGCGTCTGCTGCTTGTCCTAATGGTTACTATGATGCAATCAATCCTGCTCTAACATCAAGACAACTACAGGTCGGCGGAAATTTTTTCCCAAATCGGCCCCTAAACGATTGTGCTGCTCCTGCTTCTGCCTATACTTATTTGATACAAGCACTTGGAGGCGGAATAGCCAAATCATTTGGCACAGTTGTAAATAGAAATATGTATAATGCCGTTATACCTTCTATTCCTTCTGGTAGTGATTCAACCCTCGTTGTTCCTGCTTCTGCTTTGAGAGCCGTGCCTACCAACGACGATGGTGCATTTACTAAAATTGTTGATTACCCTAACTCTGCCTACTACGGATATGATTTGGAGAAATCTGCTGGTATTCTATTCTCTGGTATCAATACCAGAGCCTCCCCTCCTTTCCTCAATCTCATTCTTGGTGCTACTTCTACTTCTACAATCACTTGTCAAGCGTGGGGCATGAGTGATGTTGTGCTTGTGTTTGATGCAGTTGCCAAACAGGTTACTGCTTTCATTTAAAATATAAATCAAAAAAAGGTAATAATATTAATCTAGCAATTTATTGGAGGATTATATTATTACTGATAAACAAAAAATATGTTTAAAAATAAAACAAAGAGAGAAAATTAAATGTCCCATAGCGGCCGTAATGACGGCGTTTAACTAATCTTTGTTCCTTTAACCATTATTAACTAACTATTGCTATCAATATACTATTTAAACTATTTAACCAAGCAATAAAATTAATTTTATTTATCTTTTAACCTATTTAACTACATAATTTATCTAAATTTGTGGTTAAACTCTTTAAACAGGCAATCTTTAGTTAAACTGCTTTCTTTTAACCAAAATAGAAACTTGGTGGTTTCCCTGTTTTTCTGCTCTCTGCTAAAACGAGTGCAACTCTTTGTTTTTCTGCATCTTTTTTCTGCTTGTATTTTTTATACATTTTTCCTTTAGCATCATGGACCATAAAAAAGCCATCGTGATAATGGATTGTATAAGGCATTATAATATTACTAAATATTATAATTCATATTACATAAATTTTGGGAGATTTTTTTCACCTTTTATTTTTTGTTTTAATGCTATTTGTTGTTTCGCAAAAATAGGATTTATTTCCGTTGCAGTCAAAGGTGTATCTTTTGTTATTCGTTTTGTAGGACGATAAACCGGATAAGGTTTTCCGCCGATGTCTTTCCATTCCTCTGCAAACCATCGTTTCAACCCAACATTTTTTACAACACCCTGATAAGTTCCACCCATTTCTTTATATTTTTTTACAATAAAACCACTTTTGTAAGCACTTGGTTTTTCATATATTTTGTCTGCAATTTGTTTTGCTTTTTCATAAAGTAGTTTATCCTTTGGGGTAGGCATTATAATATTACTAAATATTATTTAACCATCTATTCTTATTACCCCACTAATCATATCGCATAATTTACTACATGTTTGTTGTTTCCTAAATATTTCATCTATTATCTCATGCTTGATTGGGGTATCCATAACAAGCCAAAACCAATCCATACATGTTTTATGGTAATGTCGTCTTTTGATTATAACTTTATTGTTAGACTTGTCGCAATACTTTTTGCATATTTCACATTTTCGTAACTCTCCATATGGTATGTTATAAAACTCTTTTTCGCTAATGCTTGCAACCTTCATGGCTTTCTCTTCTTCTCTCTGCATTTATATTATTTAACTATATTTTTATTTCTCCATAAATTATAAATATGGATTTAGATAAAAAAGCATATCATAAAAAATACAACAAAGAGTATTACCTAAAGAAGAAGTTTAGCAAAGAAGATGGTAATAAGTATTTCACAAAAGGCAGTTATGGCTCTTTAAACTATAAGAGAAATAATATAGAAAAAGCCCTTAAAGAAAATGAGGACAAGGCAAACACTTTTCGTGAATTATTAAAATCTCAATCTATTATAAATGAGTCACATTACGATAAAGCAGAATGAAGTCCCAGTTTTAAAAAAACCTAAATTTGTTGTTGATGGGTTGCTGCATAAAAAACTGAATGAATATGAAATTCCATCTCTCATGAATAAACATAACTTTAATCTCTTTTTAGGAAAAGCAGGGTCCGGCAAAAGCACACTACTCATTTCACTATTGCAAAGTCCATCACTTTTTAAAAGCGTATATCATAACATTATTTTATTTTGCCCTCCAAATTCAAGAGCATCTATTAAAGATGATTTTTGGAGTGTGTTACCAGATGAGCAAATATATGACGAGTTGAATTATGATAATCTTTTAGAAGCCTATGAATTGGCTCAAGAGAATGCCCAAGAAGGATTTAGGACATTAATAGTTTTAGACGATGTGCAAAAAAATCTAAAAGGAGAATGTGAAAAACTATTGCTGCATATGGTTAATAATCGCCGTCATGCATCGCTATCAATATGGATGGCATGCCAAACTTATAAGAGCATTCCTTTGCAAGTCCGCATGGGTCTTACTGGTTTGTTTTTATTCAAAATCGCAAAGGGAGAAATGAAGAATATTTTTGAAGAGCAAGTAGAAATAAACGAAAATGTTTTTAAAGATATTTTAGACATTTCTTTTAAAAAAGCCCATGACTTTATTTTTATTGATACAAATACAAAAAGAATATTTAATAACTGGGACGAAGTAATAATTAAAGAATAAAGCCTTTTCCAGAAATTTATTATAATAATATTATATATAATAATGCCGACAGTAAAAGGTTTCTTTAAAAAGTTGGGTAGTGATACCAAAAAGTTTTTCTCAAAAGGCGGTATGGCTGATGTTGGGTTGCGAAAATTAGGCAATACTTTAACCAAAGTAGGCGGAATTGGCTCTGCTTTGGCCCCTATTGCCGCAATAGCGGCTCCTGAACTAGCAATTCCTTTAATGGCTGGAAGTGCTCTTGCCGGTGTTGCTGGTAAAACCGCAAAGGGAATTAGAAGCGGTGCAAGAAAAGGAGGCGATATAGTGCAAAAGACCAGAAATATTGTTGGTGCAACAACAAGCGGTATTGAGGCCGCCAAACCAGATGTCGCTACTTTAGGAATGAATTTCGCATAATAACATTTATTTTTAAATAATATATTTTATAATAGTAATATATATTATAATGTCCCAAATACAACCTTATAAAGAAAAGAGAATGATTAATGTCTGCCTTGATATTAATAATACTGCATCTTGGACTGGAACTCAATTTGACGCTATCTTTGCTGTAGATTTAAAACGAATCGTGCAAAATCCAGATGATTTGAATAGGCCTTATAGAGTATCATTTTCATATTACATGATGGCTGGAACTCTTGCCCAAACTGGATTGGTTACAACAAATCAATATGCTGTGGAAATAGATTTTAAAAGAAATACATTCACACAAAATTTAAACAGGGCTAAAAATTACATGGGCAATTTGAGCGTGAATTATGTGAATACTGCTGCAACCCCAACACTCAATCAATTAATAGCAAGACCTAATGATAATTTCTCTTTTTGCGTGGATACTTTAGCCAATATTAATGAAATACATGTTACTACTTTAACCATTACTACTGCAGGAGGAGCAGCCGCTACTACCTTTGCCGGAACTGATGCAAATACAAAATACCAAGTTTATTTGAATTTTGAGGAGTGTTAATGTTTAAACAAATTATTTATATAAAATTATAATCATATATTATATAAATGAGCACTAATTACGGATTTGAGCCTACTCTGGATGGTCTAAATAATATTGATGCAGATTCATCAACGACAACAAATATTATATGTGATACGATTACTGTAAATACATCTTCAAGTGTGCCAACAAGAACGGCTGGAGATAATACAACGAATATTGCAAATACCGCTTTTGTAACAAATGCAATTTCAACGGCAGGAGCGAGTTATGTTACTCTTACCGGAACGCAAACAATTTCAGGCGAGAAGACATTTTCAAATGCGAATACTTTTATTACGGGTGCTTTAAATGCCCCTACAATTAAAACAACATTAGGGACGAGCATGACGATAGCAACAGACCCCGTGGGATATACAGATGATATTGATATTACGACAGCAAACGATTTAACATTAACGGCTGGATTTAATGCCGTTATAAATTGTTATCAGGGTAGTTTTAGTGCTACAAACTTTTTTGGTTTTACGAGTAATGGCTCTGCAGGAATGAATTTCTATGAAAACTTTGGTGGAGCAGTTGGTATGAACTTTAATGGAACAAATATAAAATTTAATAACACAGGAGGAACAACCATATTTTATGCGATTCCGTCATGTGCAATTGCACCGACTACTGCAAATCATTTGTGTAACAAAACATATACGGATAGTGTTGCTGGAGGGGCTGGAATATTGACTACCAACAACACTTTTTCTGGAACCAACGCATTTACGAATACATTAAATCTAAATGCAACTGGAACGGCAACAACTAATATTGGTGCATCTGGAACAACGACAAATGTTTTGGGCTTGACATATATTAATGCATCTGGAACTGCAAACACAGAAATAGGGCAACAAGTCGGTGGTGTTGTTTCAATAAGAAGTCCAAATGTTTTGATAAATACAGCAGGAACAACTACAACAAACATAGGAAACGCATTATCAACAACCTATCTAAATGGAAATACTACAATATCAGGATTACCAATAATACTCAATTATTCATCATCATCTCATAATGAAACAACCGCAGCAACAGTATTAACAGAATTAAACGGAACATTCAGGAGCACAGTTACTTGGACTGCATGGACGACTGGAACTTTTAACTATGTCATGAATCAGTTTATACCAGGCGTGCCTGGTTGGGTTTGGCCTGGAGGTTACATCATATTAGCAACAGGCTCTTATTCTTTTAATTTTGCGTTTTCATTTGACGACGGCACAGCATACAATTTAACTGATTTGCGAGTTGGTATATCTACGAGTTCTACTTTAACCGCAGCATCAAGCGACGCAACTATTATTGCATCTTTGCCTGGAGGGAACCTTACTTGTTATAAACATTATGTAACAACTATAACCCCAGCATCAACAGATATAATTGTAGAGCAAATGAGCGGCTCTTTTTATTTATCCGCATCAACCGCAATCTATCCATTTTGCCGTATCAATAATAGTGCCGCAGGAGGTATTAACACAGTAAAGTTTGATTTAACTTTAACAAGAATCGGTCTATAATATATATGGTTTTAAAAGAACAAATAGAAAAGTTAAAGTTGCAACAACCAATACGGCCTACTTATTTTGAGCGTCATTCGGTTTTAAAACTGGGTAGTAAATGGTGGGTTAAAGACCCCCCAAAGAAAAATAAAATGTTTGCTATTAATATAAATGGCGAGTAACTTTTGTTATATTAATCCTAAAAACTCTTTAGCGAAGGACGCAAAGATAAACTCTTTGGTTTCTAAAATTATGGAAAAGATTACCGATATTCCTAACCATAATGATTACAAAAATAATATGGAACTACTCAAAATGGTCTGTATTATGATTGAACATGCAATTGATAATTCTAAAGCAAAAATCAAGATAGACAAAAAGGACATCGTATATCAGGTTTATACAAGAACATTTGGTTGCAGCATAAAGCCTCAAGATTTAAAAGATTTAGAGGCAAATATTCACTATCTCTGGGAAAACGGACAAATAAAAAAGAAGGGACTTTGGTCCATCGTAAAGCATTCAGTTTGCGATTGGTGCAAAAGAAGGATTCTCTAATTTCATGGAATATTTAGAAGGTAATATATACGATTATTTGCGTGACAAGTTTTTGCAAACTCTTCACATTCCAGCAAAGGTGATTTTGGTTATTGATACTTTAGCAAATTTATCTGGTTTTACTCTTTTACAAATGCTTTTAGCCAAATTTGGATTACAATATTTATTGAATTATTTATTCTGGATTTCCCTTATTTTTTAATT